CCGTATTCTCGTCCAGCACGAAACTCAGGGTTTCCTTGGGCGGCTCCAGCTTCATGCCTCGCGGCAGGGCCACGATGCCGTTGATCTGCTCCCGGATCTTGTCGTTCTTCTGCACATGGACCACGTTTAGCATACAGCCGCTGCCCAGCACGTTGTCCAGGTCAAAGTCCTGCAGCTCCTCGTCGCTGAAGGGCTTGCCCCGCCAGGCTTCCAGATCCTTGCGCAGGTTACTTTTCTTGTCCAGGCTGGCGGTGTAGATACGGCCAATGCGCTTTTCCTTGGGGTTCATGTTCTCGTCCATCTCGTCCGTGACCAGCCAGCCGATATATACCTTGGGGCTGATCTTGCCGCCGTATTCCTCAGACCCCACCTGACGGCCCAGGTCGATGATCTTATCACATACCGCGGTGTGCGTCCCCTCCGCGATAGGCTCATAGCTCCCCGCGTTTACCGATAAATGCAATCCCATCATTCTTCCTCCTTAAATGCTTGTCTTTCTGTGATGTTTTCCAGTACGCAATCCTTCCCGCGTTCCGTTTTATAATGCTCCAGGACCTCTCCGGTCCGGCCACAATAGCGGTGTTCATCTGCAGAAAACCAGCGCAGGGCGTCACACCATACGCAGCCGGTTCCCAGCAGCGTCACCGTTAACGTGGCGTCGAATATCCGCTTATTTCTCATTGGCTCTCCTATCATACACGTAGTCATACACGGCCAGCAGCACGTTGTCCGTCTGCAGCCGGTGCAGATCCCCGGCCTCAAAGGCGGGCAGCGCGGTGATAAAGGCCGGGCCCACGCTCTCCGCCAGTTCCTCCATTATCACCTTCGTCGCCGCGTCGAAAAACTCGTCGTAGTCGCTGGTGTAAAATTCGTTTGTCCAGTTACCCTTGTTAACGCTGATGTGATAGATCATTTTCGCACCTCACTTTATCGGTTTCCAGCGGAAGACGATGGCCTGCGTCACTTCGTCTACGGGAAAATGTCCGAAGGACGCCCGCTTCTCATGGAGGCCAACCTTCCGCATCCAGTTGCACATAGTTGATGTATCCGTATGAAATTCCTGGGCCAGCTGCCCGGTGGTGACCGTTTCGCCGTAGCGCTCTCGCAGCGTTTTGGCTATCCATTCCAGTCTTTCTTTTTCGTACATGGTTTACCTCACATTCCGAACCAGATATCCATGCCGGCGATAAAAACCATGACCGCCAGCAATACCAGGCATTCAAATATCCTTGTCAGCACCTTCATTATCATTGTTTTTCTCCTTTCCCTTAACTTGCCCCAGGCTCACCAGGCCGGCCAGCCCCATTTCCGCCATCTGCTGCAGCTCGTCCACGTCGTACAGATCCCCGGGCGAACAGTCCAGCTCCAGACACAGCAGTTTCAGCCTCTCAGCCGTGGGCCAGCAGACCCCGCAGGCCAGGCGGCTTATCATGCCCTCGTCCCAGCCGGCGCCGTACTTCCCGCTCATGTAGCGGGCAAAGGCGCGGCAGGTGGGCCAATCTCCCATGATCTTTTCACGGATGTGGGTCATGCCTGTACCTCCATCAGCCCGGCCGCCCCGCAGCGGGGGCAACACTTCGTTTCCTCATAGGCCGGGCCGCCCCAGAATTCGCCCCGGCTTTCTCTGCCGGCGGCGGGTTCGCTGAAACGGGCTCCGCAGGCGTCGCATTCATATTCCTTTTCCTGGGCCTCCGCTTCTTCCTCGATCTCGTCCGCCCCGTCCAGGTCGGCGGGGCAGCTCCCGTCTTCCGGCAGGGCGGGCGGCGGGCCGCCTTCATTCGGACCCCTGAACCATTTGCAGCGGCGGCGGCTGACACAGCCTTTTCGTAATCCTTCTTCATATTTCACCGGCCGCCGGTGCAGCAGGCAGACGCCCATGGCATATGTACGCTTGCCCTGCTGTTCCCACCGGGCCCTGCTCATACGCACCCCAGCACCAGGGCGCGGGCCACGTCCCGGCTGGCGTATTGCCCCGCCGCCACCCTGCGGGCTGCCAGTCCCCGCCGAGCCGCCCAACGGTCGGCACTGGTCGGGGCCATCTTCAACAGCTCCGCCAGCTCCCGGCGGTTTATCACCGGGCCGTAGTTTTCCTTTATGTCCCGGTATGCGTCCTCGATCCGCTCTTTCTCCTCTCGGCTCATTTACTCTCACCTCCTTCTTCCCGCTGTTCGCCCGCCTTGTTCTTGCTGGCTTCAGCCACGCCCTCGGCATAGCCCTGTAAGTATTTCTGATACTCCGGTGACAGCTCCGATATAGCCTGGGCTATCTTTTCAGCGCTGCCTTTTTCCTGTTCGCTCATGGCATTACCTACCTTTCGTTAGTTTCCCGCTTGTGCTTATGTTGCTATTATAAGCAACAAATACACAAATGTCAAGGGGTATCTTGTGATTTTGTTGCAAAAAATCCTTGACTTTGTGTTGAGCCTACTGTATAATGATGGCGCAAGGAGGAGTTGTTATGAAAGACAGAATCAAGGAGCTACGAAGCAAATTACACCTGACACAGCAAGAATTTGCCGACAAACTGGGTATTAAAAGAGGAACAATCGCCAACTATGAAATCGGCAGAAATGTTCCCGTTGATGCCGTTATTTCTTTGATCTGCGTAAAACTCAACGTAGATGAAGTCTGGCTGCGCACCGGCGAAGGCGAGATGTTCACCAACCGTACCCGTGAAGAAGAAATAACCGCCTACATGGGGCGGATCACCGGTGGCAAGGGTACGGACGTAGAAAACGCTATTATCGCTGTTATGGCCCGCACCTCTGTTGAGGAATGGGAACTCATAGCCAAAAAGGCCATGGAATTAGTGGAAGAAATGCATAAAGAAAAGCCCGATCAAACTTGACCGGGCTATCCTTTCATCATATTTACTATGAATATTAGCAACAATCGTTGTTCTTTTTTTGTCATCCTTTTAAGTAAATTTATTATTTCTCTTTCGTAATCTATCATCGCCGCCCCTCCTTTTACTTCCTTCGACACCTACGATTATACAGAACAAATGTTCGATTGTCGATAGTCATTTTAGTGGGGTTATCGCCATTGTCCCGTTTATCGGACACAAATTTTTATTTTCTTTCCTCGCAGGAAAATAGGGTCTGTACCGGCACTTTGAGCGCCCGCGCCAGCCGACACATTATCTTCACTGTAGGGTTGGCCTCACCTGCTTCTATCAACTCAATATAACTGGCGGCTACGCCGGATCGCTGCGAAAGCTGCCGAACGGACAGTCCCTGTCCTTCCCTGATCTGTCGTAAATAGTATTTCATAGTTTTATCCTGCCCCAACTGAGCGGATAAATAACGGTAGGTAAATATTACCATACAAACCGTACCTGTATGCAGGTTAAAATAAACTTTTTCAAATGGTTATCAACAATTTTCAGGAGGTGCGTTTCTTGTGGGCAAGACGGAAGAACGGGCGGGTTGTATCGCATCTGTTCTATTTGTTATCGCAATTATCGGGATGTTCGTCGTCCATTTGTTTCTTTGTTATTACGTTTACAAAACCAGCACTTTTCTGGCTGTAGTTATTACTTTTGTCCTACCGGTAATCGCTGAATTATACTGGTTGGGTGCTATGTTAGGCAGCTATGGCTTTACCTGGGTCCATTTATTGTTTTGCGGCTGCTGCGTATTGTATCTTATCTCAGCCCTGTTATCAAAAGTTGACGGCTCTCGCGCTGAAGCCCGCAGGCTGCGTAAAGAGCAAAAAAGACATCAAGCATTAGACGCTGAACGTGCAGCCCGTGAAGCTGCCGCACAAGCGACAAACGAACAGTATAATACCCGATTTACCCCTGCGGCCGCTGCTGCTATTGCCAACAGAAAGACGATAGAAAACGATATTGCGGCTCGCGCCTCTCAGTCTGCGCCCGCCCGGCAGCCTGCCGTCATCGTACCGCAACAGCCCGTTTCTACGGAAGAACAGCTTAGACGCCGGGCAGAAGCAGCAGAGCGTCGTTGTCAGGAATTGTCCGCAGAATTGCAGCAGCAAAAAGGAGCACGCGAAACAGATATATTGGCGGCTCAAATTGCAGAGATAGAACGCACCATAGCAAACAATAGATCCATCCTGCCGCCGGACGGTCTTGCCGATCTGCAACAGGAGCTAATGGAGAAGAAGGCCCGCTACTTTGATCTTACAAAACGGTAAAACTGTTTTTATAAAATAAAAAAGCCCCGTCGGTCTGGCACACCGGCGGGGCAAGTTTGGGACCACACCCTGGTCCTGGGGAAAGGAGTTTGATCTATCTATGGCACAAAGTACCAAGACAGCAAAGGAAAAGAAGAAGTATGATTACAAGACGGCCACCGCTATGGTGGAGCTGCCCGGCGGGATCCGCAAGCCGGTCAAGGCTTATGGTAAATCCAAGCGGGAAGCGGAAAGTAAACTGCGGGCCAAGATCGCTAAGATCGAGCGGGGGGAGGTCTTCACCAACGCCAAGACCCCGGCCATGCAGTATTTCACAGAGTGGCTGCAATCCACTAAGCAGGACGGCAAACGCAAGGTTTCGGAGGCCACCTATAAGGACTATACCAGCCGCCTGAAAAACCATCTGGAGCCGGTGTTCAAAAACCTGGCCCTGGGAATGGTCCAACCCGCCCACTGTGAGCAGGTCCTGAACCGGGTGAACGGGGCCTCCCAGTCGGATATCAGCAAGACCTATCTGCTGCTGAAGTCCGGCTTCACGGCTGCCGTCAATACCGGGCTGCTGCAGCGGTCCCCCATGGCCAACCTGTCCCGGCCCAAAGGCCAATCCGGCAAGCGCCGTTCCCTGACCAATGAGGAATACGACCGCCTGCGGCAGGCTATCACCGCCGCCATGGCCTCTCCCGATCAGACGGCCCATGCCGCCGCCGCCTTTGCCGCTATCGCCTTGGGCTGCGGCTGCCGTCCCGGCGAGGTCGCGGCCCTGCGCTGGTCCAATATCAAGCTGACCGGCACGCCCACCCTGTCTGTGATGGGCGCTGTAAAGAAGGGCTCCACCAAGATAGGCCCGCCCAAAACGGCGGCAGGCAATCGCTCCATCGGCCTTCCCTCCTGGCTGGTCCAAGTGCTGACCCAGTATAAGCGGGAGCGGGGCGTTATTCTGGACGCTATCAACAAGAAGCGAGAAGAAGACCTCAAGCGCAGCGGCCTGGATTTCCTGAATATCCCGGAGGATAATCTGGAATTCTCCCTCCTGTTCCCCAACCGCCTGACCCTGGACCGGCCCCTTTCAGAGGAAGGCCGGCGCAGCTTCTGGCGGTCCCTGCGGGAGGCGGCGCATATTCCTGCCGACGTTGATCTATACTGCCTGCGGCATACCTTCTGTACCCGGGGAGCCAAGGCCGGCGTGGATCTGCGTACCATGCGCTACCTGATGGGGCATGAGAGCATCGAGATTACCGCCAAGATTTACACCGATATCACCGACGACATGAAGGCCGACGCCTCCGCTGCCATCGAGGCTCTGGAACGGCTGGAAGGCGATCAAAAATTTATCCTAAATTTATCCTAAATCAATGCTTAAACAGGCTTAGAACGGATTAAATTATCATACGTTTTTGACCCCTGCCACCTGACAAGGGAGTTGGAAAAGTCCAGTTAGCAATCATGTTAGCTGGACTTTTCCTATTGGTGCCGGTGGTCGGACTTGAACCGACACGGGTCGCCCCACCTGATTTTGAGTGAGTTCCCATAGCCGCCCTAAAGGCTATCAATCAGGTGTTAGCACAAATTTAGCATTTTAATGGTTTCTGTTACAGGTTGCGCAACTCATCTTCTGTCCAGTTTTCCTTAAAGAAACGGTAATAATCATTATCCTTGCCGCCATTTTTGACTTCTGTCCAGGCTGAATCGCCGCTGGGGCTTTGGACCGTCCAAAGGTAATACATTTGATCCGCGCTCAATTCGCCTTTGAACTGTTGCTTGATAGCCCAGGCCGCGCCCTTCTTTTTGCCGGATGAAATAACGTCACCCACCTCGCCCTTGGGCCGCCCTTTATTGGGACCGCTTTTGGTTATGGGGATGGCATCGCCCGGTCTGTACTTGAGGCTGTAGTCCTTGTCCATGGCCGATTCGTAGATGAGATAGGTAGGAATGTCGATATGAGCGACCTTTTCCGCCTCTTTCATCTTATCTGCCAACTTGGCACCCTTGGCCGATTCAGGGACGACATATCCACCGCCTTTTTCAGCTACGGATTGTTTAGCGTCGTATTCGGTTACATCCAAGATGTGGTTGACCAATTTTTGCTGTTCTTCCGTGGAGAGTGATTTATAATCGTCATTACCGAACAACTCAGCCAAATAATCGTTCAGTTCCGTTCCTCTGGTCTGCTGGTAGGCACTTCTTTCTTCACCGTATAAGCTGTATTTTTCATTACCGCCCGCCGACAGTTTATACGGTGCTGTACTGAAAGGAAGCGAATCGTCGCCGGTTTCCCTGGCCAACCTCGCCAGTTCCTGCACCACCGGGTCGTCGCTCCTGTCCTCGCTAATCTTCGCCGCCGGGTTGAACAGCGCATTGAGCCAGCGTTCAATATCGGTGTCAGCATTCGGATAGCGTTCACGCGGCTGTCCTGTCAGGTCCATGCTGGCAGGTAGTTTCTCCGACAGCCCGGGGATGCCAGACATCCAGCGGTTGCCCAGCCAGCCCCATTCATCTTTGCCGGAGGTTTCTCGCACATAAGGGTCGCTGCCGTACGTTACTTGCCGTAGAATAGAGCTGAACGGCGTGAATTGCCCCGTGATCTGTCCAAGCATATACTGCAGCAGGCCGGTCCAATCACGGTCACCAACATACCCTGCCGCTTTTTTAACGCTTTCCCACAGGTTATCATCCAAGGTATCGTTCAGTTTAATATCCGTAGAATTAAACATCAGGCCTTTAAGAATAGGCCACCAGTTTTCCTTGGATATGTCGCCATCAAGTTCTTCAAAAACGGTAGCGCCTACGGAAACCAGACCCATGGCAGGGCCAAGGGCCGATAAGTCATACCAGTTATCGCCAAACTTGATACTATATGGATTACGCCCCTCCATCTTCCAGATGGCGCTTTCCACTTCATCATCGGGCTCCCGGCCGCTGGCCATACCCGCGGCAGCGGCAAACATGGCGGCAAAAGACAGCAGCGACCCGGTGAGCGCCCTGCCGAACTTAGTGGCTATACGCCGCTGGTCCATCAGGGACATATTCTTGATACTGCCCGCTTTGGTGCTTTCGCCAACCAGATCCACTATACCGCTGACAAACCCCACAGGGGAATAACTCAGCCCTGTATGCAGGATTGTGGAGGTCACGCCGGCGAAAGGCATGAGCATCTGGAAAGCCGTCGTAACGACATCCCCCAGCACACGGGTGCTGAAATTATTGCTGCGCTGTAAAGTGCGGCCCAGGTTACGGGCGCTTGTAACCAAGGTCTTGATAGGGTTATCGTTGGTGAATGTTACCCTCTGCCCCGCCTCCTCGGCGATTTTTTTCATTTCCTCGGTCAGTTCAGCGTATTCGCTATCGTTTATTATGTCAGAAAACTGGTTTTTAACTTGCTCCTCGCGAGCGGTGGAGAATGCCGTATCCAAAACGGAAACGGTGAAGCTGGTCAAGTCATCCAAGAAGCGAAACGCCTGCAAAAGCGGATTCTCAGAACTACCGCCAAGCCGCGTTCCCGCCTCGGTCATATCGGAATAACGGTTGTTGAGCTGCTGTAAAGTGCCGGTCTGCCATGCCAAATAGCTGGTGGCGAGGCCCTTTTTGAATCCTTCTGACAGACCGCCAAGGCCGCCTAAACGGACGGCAGACAGCCCGCCGGGGTTGTCTTCGCCCTTGAAGACAGCGGCAAACATGGCAGACGGCAGGTCGGCCACGTTTTCCAAAACCAGCTGCAACAGGTTGCCGCCGCCGTTTCTAATAGCGGTGGTTTTCAGATTGAGCAGGAGGTTGATACGCCTGATGGCGCCGATCCAGCTTTCAGCCTTGGCGGGGATGGCGTCACTAAGACAACTGCTGCCTAATGCCGTCAACCATTCAGCCTCCGTGTAATTGGTCTGCCCGGCTGTTTTGTGTATAAATTCAGCGGCACGGGCAAAACGCTCTGCCTGCTTGCCGGTCAAACCAAGGTCATCTGTTATCTGTGCAGGCGTGGGGTTGGCAACAATGCCTACGCCCCTGCCGCTTCCACGGGCCTTTCTCCATTCTACGCCGGAAAAATCCAGTTTGCCGTCCCACGTCCCCTCCTCGGCTGCCTTTACGGCATTAGCTATGACCGCCAATGTCTGCTTGCGGTTTTCGCTGAGTTCTACGCCCTTGCTCCGCGCCTGCTTCGTCTGGTAGGTAACGTACATGATAGGGTCGGTGGACATCAGCGTTTTATTATACTGAATCAAACGACCCGCATCAGTGCTGGCAGCCTCCGCGATCTCCGCCATGGCCATAGCCCGCCCGGTCTGCCCCACATTGTTGTATCTTCGGATCAATTCCAGAACGGCGGCATATTCTACAGAACTAAGGTTGCCCTTGTTCATCACCTTGTCGCCAAGGCTGCGGTCAGTAGCGCCACGGGACAGCAAGTAGTTGCTGATACGCTCCATGCCGTACTTGTCGATGGCAGCGATGGCTGTGGCTCTCGTCTGCTCATTCGTGACGGTGGAATAAGTGTTGCCATACATCGCGTTGGCCACTTCACGGTCAACCGTTCCTGCCTCCGCTGCCCGTTGTAAGGTGTTGTTTGAGAATCCGCGCTCCCTTATCTCGCCCTGGCCTTGCGGCACGTTCAGCCCCAAGTTACGGCGTTCCAAGTCTACCGCCGGAGAACCGTCATCCTCGACCCGTGCCGGCGCGGCAACGGGATTGTCCGTTCCGACGGCAGGAGTGGATTCCGCCTCGCTTGCAGTGTTCGTCAGCGTGTTTGCAAGCCCTTCTGCGGCCTGTCGCATCCGCTCCGCAAGTGTTGGATTGCTACGGCGTAATTCCTGCGCCAAAACCTGCGCGGCACGGATCTGAGTCGGGTTCAATTCCCGTCCGCTTTCGATCACGGCAAGCAAGCGGTTTGCCGTCGCTTCGGCTCCGTTGCGTTCAATAAGGCTTTGAGCATTGTCCGCAGGGCCGAACACGGCATAACGCAGTTGCCGGGCGGTCTGAGGATCGCTTTCCGCCAGATGCTCGGCAGCCAACAGGGCGGCATACTGCTGTGCACCGTTCATTTGTTTCTGCCTGTCAAAACCTGCCAGCAGACTATGGGCGACAGCCTCCGGCCCGTTTTGGGCAATAAGACGCTCGGCAGCCGTCGCGTCCTCTGCGGATATCCCGCTCAATATGGAATTATCAGAGAGCGTGGGGGCCGAAGCCGGTTCTTGCCCATTTACGGGCTGCTGCATATCAGCCAGCCGATCTTCAACCGGGCGAGAATTATCCAAACCCCTGCGAATCAGATCAAGCCCGAACTCAGGCTTCGGCGGCAGGTTTTCGGGATATAAAGTAACGTCACGGCCGCGATAGTAACCGCCTGCTGCTTCTTCATTCGCCCTGGCCACCATATAAGGGGTTCTGTCGTAACCGGGATCTGCCCCCATACCCAGCCGCATCAAGTCAAGTCCGGATTGAGCGTCCGGCTCGGCCGGCCGCCGGCTGTCGTTCCATTCCTGTTCCTGCCGGGCCAGCCATTCCGTATCCAGTTCCGGGGTCTGCGAATCCTCGCCCAACTGTAACAGTAGTTCCCCGATGTCTAACGACCGCAAGGCAACATCGTTACGGCGCATTTCATCAAAAATGGCCGCCTCCCGCTGCGCCTGTTCGGCTATTGCCTGCGCCCGTGCCCGTTCCCCCTGTTCTATCGCGGCCCGGTATTCATCCTCCATCTGCATACGTAAGGCATAATCCGCCAAAGCAAGCTGCTCCGGGCTTACGTCCTCGCCCATACGGATATTGTTGGGGCTGCCGCCCAAAAGCAAGGCAACGGCCACGCCCAGCCCGGCGTTTTGCAACACGGAACTGGGGGTGGCAGACGTTATATCGCTCTTATCTTTATATATTCCTTCAACAGAAGGACGGGCTAACTCAGACGCCGCTTCTTCAACGCCCTCTCCCAGTTTCCGCCCTGCCCAAGCCAGCCAACGACCGCCCTTAGTTCCACCGAATCGGGAAACGGCCTGCAGCGCCTCTTGGGGAAGGACTTTCGACGCCCCGGCGGTTATGGCTTTGTTCATAAAGCCTTCGCCGGCGTCCAGAAGGGGGATGCCGCCGAACAGGCCCTCCAGCGCGTATTCCGTAGCGCCGGAAGCATAGCCGGCCCGCAGAGCCTTATCTATATCAGACCCATTGTCCAAAGCGTCCATCGCTTGGCTGCCGGCGGCGGATGCCGACATCAACGACCGTGCCACGTTAGGATTTCGGGTAGCCGCGCCCACCGCCACAGACGGAGCAAGTCCGGCGGCGACGTTGGCCAGGTCGCCCCCTGCCCTAACCGCCCACGGCATACGCTCTCTTGCGGCTTCCGTAACACGGTCCCGCTGGTCCAGCCGCATGGCGTCGGCTATATTGTTGTTCCGGAGTAAAGCGTTTTCTTCCAAAGCGGCCTGCTCGTTTACACTCAAGCCGCTCCTTTCCGCGTCTTTCTCCAACGCCCGTCCGGCCAGCCAGTTTTTAAGGCCCTCGGCGCCAGACAGGCCCTGGATCAACTGCCCTGTCGCGTCAATATAAGCGCCGCCTATGTTCATCAGGTTGCGGCCTACACCTGCACCTTTTTCCCACTCGGTTGATTTCAGGGTGTCAATAGTACCACCGAACAGGTTTTGAAACAGGGTATCAGCTGCGCTTTTGCTATCGTTTGCCTTCCTTGCCTGTTCTAATTCTTTGGCCGCCGTGGTGCGGACAAAACCTTCCGCGCCCGACAATCCATGCCCAAGACCGGAATAAGCCTGCCGGGCGATATAGCCGCCCTTGGTGACTTTATCCGGATCACTGGCCCATCTTCCCTTGCTACGGGTGATAGATTTATCAACCGTGCGTTTTTGGTCAACTTCAATGCGGTGGGTAGCAGGGTCACGGGGCGTACTGACCGGGGCGGACTTGGGTTTGGCAGGCGTCGTCTTGTTTACAGACACTCCAAGTGAAGACGAAGATGCCGGTGCCTTTGCCGGGAGAGATTTCTCGACCTCTTTACCGGACACGGGAAATATCTTTATCCCTTCGTCCGGTTTCCGTTTTTTCTTTACCATAGTTTACCTCGTCTTAAAACTTGCCTTTTATGCCAGTGAAGGTTTTGTTCTTCACCGTACCCACCGGCGTACCTGTGGAAAGAGAGGAAATGGCATTAGCTGCAGGAGTTGAATTGTTATTAGAGCTACTGGAAGCGCTATAGCCACTGGAATCGCTGGAACTATTGTGAGAATTGTTGTTTTTATTGTTACCGGAATATCCACCACCGGTAACCTCCACCGGGGCCGCCTGCGCATAGGGATTGAAGCCCGCCGGCATCTGCTTGGACAAATAGCTGCCATCCGCGGCAAAGCCCGTAATCTGGTAATACCCGGCCTGAGTCTTCACGTAGTCGCCGATGGCCAGCCCCTTGGGTGCCTTGCCGTCCTTGCCCACCTGGTACACACCACCGGTCTGCACGCCCATCATCTGGTTCAACTCGGCCTGAGTCATGGAAGCGTTCATTTCCGCCGCTCTGGTCTGCGCCTGGGTCAGCAGATTCTCATATTCCATAGCATCGATCTGACCGATCCTGTAAAGCGCATCCACCGCCGCTGTCTGCCGCTGGATATCCTGGGCCGCCGCTTGCAGATTGTAATCGTTAAGCTGACCCGCCCGGTCCATGATCTCGTCGATGGAATTATGCAGCGAATTAACCACAGTGTTCAGACGGTTGGTTTCGGCGTTGTGACCGAACTGAGCATTATCTATAGCCGTTTTGTACAAAGCCATGGCATTGTCATAATCCTGCTGTTTCTGCTGCTGCGCCTGGGCGGAAGCGTCAGCCAGCATAGCGCGGGTAACGGCATTTTCCTGCTGCGCCCCCAGGGCCTGTCCGTACAAAGAGTTATACAGTCCGGCCCGGTCCAGGTTTTGCGCCGCCCTCGTCCGCGCCTGGTCGAACTGTTCCGCATATTGCGGCTGAAGCATACGGATGGCCTCGTTCAGGTAATCGTCCATGGTGCGCCCACGGTAATACTGCCCCCAGGACGGCGCCTGATACTGATTATTCTGCAGTGTATCCGTGATCTGCTGCAGCTGGGCATCCTGGGCGCTGGTATCTGGCGCCTGATAAGTCGGAGTCGCACTTCCGCCCAGAGATCCCGCCATATTGCTCAGTACCAATTTGCGCTGGTCTGCCGTGGCCGGCGACAACTGATGGGCCATCTGCTGGGCCGGCGTAATGCCGCCGCTCATACCGTACAGATAACCGGAATAATTATTGGTCAACTGCTGGTTGGTGGTATTGGTTCCCGCCGCGTTCATTCCGTTGATCTTGGCGTTACGCTGCTGCTCATAAAGTGCCGCCTGTCCGTAATTGCCAGCCTTCACGGATTGGTCTATCAGGGCCTGATAATTAGTCTTGCCGTCGTAATTAACCATTGTGTCCTCCCCTATTCGATTATCCAGCGGTCCACGTTACTGCTGCCCGGTTGCCCCATTACGTTCTTCAACCGATCCTTTTCCACCCGATAACGGGTCAGCCAATAGTTAGACAGGTTCATTTCTTCCGTGTCGCCTTCGCTTTCCCGCGCCCAGTACATAGCCACGGCGTGGATCGCCAGCAGGTAATGCACGGCGTTGGGCAGATCCGGGGTCTGATCCGCATCGGTACCGGTGAACTGTACCGTCGGCATCCCGATGTAATCAACTTCTGTCGCGCTGTCCAATACCAGCTGCCCCCGTTCATTTTCCTTGCAGGGTCCCAGCACCTTCAAACAGCCCTCCGGCTTGTCTGCCCTGCCGTTTACCGGGGTCAATACCACCGTCCGCACCGGACCAAAATCCGGCGTCAAGTCAAGCTGGGCCTCGTTAAACCAGATGGCCAGATCGGCATCGTCAACTTCGCCCCTTATGTCGGTGTAAGCCTCAAAGGCTTCCCGTAATTCGGAAAATTTCATATCCCGCTCCTTTATGCGTGTCTTTCCGTAAGATCATAAGCTATCCAAACCGCATAGGATATGCTGGTATTGAACACATAGCTGTAATCGTCACTAATAGTCAGCGTCACCCCGCTGCCATACCAGCTGGCGGTTACCACGTTGCCCGCGCCCCGTCCCGCTATGTAGGTCCGCACCGTGTCGTTGCCCTGGTAACCCATGCCGGACACCACTTGATCCGCCCCAGTGGCGTGACCTATGAAGCCGAACATATAAGGGGCGCCATAATCGGAAGTGTTTATCATCCAGACCCTGTTCGTGCCCGGCGTCAGCGATAACTCAACGTAACCGGGCGCTCCCGTAAATCTGCCGGCTTTGCCAAAAATACTGAATCCAGCCCTGATATTGTCGGGGTCCAGCGCCGGGTCGCCCAATACCGTAATATTGTGCAGACAGTATTTACCACTTGTCGGGATCACTATATCCTCGGTTCCCGGCATGATCGGCTCGTCATCCTCAAAGGCTGGGATGGTCAAAGTCCGGTTCATGGAAGGAATATAGCCCGCCTGCTGATTCACGAAAACCTTATTGTCGGTACGGCTTACGTTAACGACACCGTTATCCATCGGCTCCAGCTCGATGTCCCGGTTTATATAACTGCCGGCGGGTATGTGCCGCACCTGCGACGGGCCCGTGGGCGGCTCTATCATGATCTTATTTCCGTCCAGAGAAGGCCCGAATTTTACCACGCCGTTCCAGTTCGGTATCTTGCCTTCCTGCGGTCTGCCCTTGCTGTCGTGGAAGCGATAAGGAGCCAAAACGACCTCCGGACGGATCGTGTCCAGAGAGAGGTCCGCGTCGCTGCCGCCTCCGCCGCCGCTGCCAAAGATCAAAAGTCCCATACCATTCTCCTTACAGATAAAAAGTAATCATCAGCGGCACGCCTGCCGCAGGCACGTTGCCCAAAGCCCGCAGCCTGATCCAGGGTGAGGCGTTTAACGCTCCCGACGCGCTTGAGCCGTTGCCCTGCCCTGCCGCCGTAATAATCCCCGCGCTCCATGCCAATTTAGCTTCATCCATCGCGTCCGCAGCGGGACCCACCAGAGCATGACCGGAAACGGCCGTGATATGCCCCGCAAAGGTGGCACCGCTGATATGGTCGTCATCGGTCAGCAGGCAGTCCTCGTCCGGCAGTTTTTCGTAATAGGTGTTGACCGGCACAGGGTCGCCCTCGGTCACGCCGGCCTCAGTATAATCACCGCCGTCCTCGGTGTAATAGGTTTTTCCCTCCTGGAACACCGTGTCGTAAGTCAGGTGATACCCACCCCAGCCCAGGGCCTGACAGTTGAAATAACCGGTGTAAAGGTTCAAGTCCTTTTGCTGGTTATTAGGGTCGTAAACAGAGGTCGCCATGTTGCCTACGCCCACCGGCCCCCGCTCACCCCGGACCAGGCCAAGATCATAGCGGTGTACCGCCATGCTCTCCTCGGGGTCGCTCAGGTTATAGATCAGGTGGCCATGTTCGTCGATATAAAAATCGTGCGGCCCGATGCTCTCCGAAGCGGTCACGTAGAGGTGGCCGTCGTTGGGATCGACCTCAAAATAAAACAGCCCGTCGCTGTCAATCAGGGCTGCGTTTAAGGTGCCGGCATCGAATTTTTCTTCCAGGCTGTCGCCATCCGGGAACACGATCTGAGCGGTGTTGCCCTCCTTCCCCGCCATCACGGCAGCCTGACAAAGCAGCTGCAGCAGGGTTGCAACGTCGCTTTCGCCCAGGCCGTCGACATGGACCATGTTATAGGCTCCCAAAAGAGCCTCAAAATTGGCCATAACCTTGGCGGCGTAGGCTTTCTGCCCCTCCCGAAGCAGATAGGGTAAGTTGGTCGCCATATCTATCTCCTTAATCGTCGTACCGGACCGCCCGCTCGGTCACACCCAGGCGGGAGCCCTTGGCTTTCTTGCGTTTATACTGCAGGGCTATGCCATAGATCAGCAAAGGCTCGTCCGAATTGTCATCACGGAAGATGAACTGCACCCGCTTGCACTTGCGGTTGATCTGGAACATCTTGGTCACGGTATCCACCCAACCCCAATAGACGTTGCCCCAAAGGCTCTTGCCCCAGACCATGCTTTCGTCGCCCTCCACGTCCTGCAGCACGGCGGTCAGCACGGCGTGCATACTGTCCACCCGGGCGGCAAAAGCACCGTCAAGATAATCGGTCTTGACCTGCACTTCCAACCCGGACTTCTCGGCGTCATATTGGCGCAGCACCAGGAACACCCGTTTGACCTTGGAATCAACTACCATCCGGCCCACCACGTCGTAGCCCTTAGTCCTGATCTCCAGCGGTATAGTCGATATCGTGCCGGTAGCGGTTGCTATATAATGGTAGCTGTTGGCGTCGTAATAAAGCACGTACCCGTTATCGCAGCCGATAAACAGATGGTCTTCCCCGGCCAAACGCGGCCCGTAACAGTAAGGCCGCTGGGTGTACTCGCCCCACCAGGCTCCACCGTCCAGGTAGTAGCGGTATTCCAGAACGTCCGCCGCTGTACGCAGGGTGATATAATAGACTCCATCAAACACTTCGGCATATACATCCGTGGGCTTTACCCCGGTCAAGCGGCGGCTGGCCTGCTTTTCGCTGATGTTCTTTGAAGCAATAGCCGAAGTGAAATAAGGGATAGACAAGCGGTAGACCCCATGATCCCCCAAATACAGCACGGCGTTGGATATCGTCTTGATAGATTTGGGCCATCTGGTGCCGCTCTCCACAGACAGCTTGGATAAGGAGATATCCGATCCGCCCGCAATATCCCAGCCGGTCAAGTACCAGATACTCCGTGTCTGAAACACCAGAATGCCGTCGTTGAATTGATACAGGGCCGTAATGGTGTCGGCCACGCCGGAAGTCACGTTGATAATGCTCGTTTCATCGAATTTATCATAATAACCAACTTCTGAAACAATGACCTCGTTTTCCCGGGTAGCGAAAAACCAACGGCTCTTTCGCTGCACCACGGCTATGGAGGTCTGGACTTTGATCCAAAAGTCCACGCTTTGCTCGTTGACGTTTTCCACGTCGGCGATCTCCGCCCCGTCATAGTAACGGTAGTTAGCACCGTCTATCCAAAACAGTTTGCCGGCATAAACGAACCAGTCCCGCATGGGCAGCAGGTCTTCCTCGTTCACTTGGGTCCAGCTCTCGCCGTCCCAGTCCCACATATCCCAATAAGCCTCACTTTCGGTGCAGGCTATAACGTGGGGTTCGCCGTTTACCGCCAACTCCGCCAGCATCACTACCGGTCCGGAGGTGGGGATCTTCTCATAGGCCACGGAAGTCCCCGTAGCCCGGGAAATGCCGTACCCATCGCCCGGGGCGGCGTTCTTGGCTACAACAAGGCTGTTATTGGGGATATTGTCATTGGCGACCTCAGAAAGGCCGCCGGAAAAGTCTTTGATTGCTTTTACGAATTTAGCCATTTTTTCTCCTGTATCCCACTGGGATAATAATTAAGCCCCCACCGGTTTGACCCAGTAGGGGCTATGCAAGGAGGCTCGCCGTGCTGAAGCTGACACGGCAAGAGTAATACCAACGGCAGACAGGCCCACCACTGAATAAAAGCTCTGCCGTTCATCCCACCCTCATGCCGCATTACTTGTACTTCAGATCGAAAGTGGGCTTGCCATTCTCGTAGCCAATGGCAAGCGGCGCAATTTGAGGAACGTCTCGCAGCCGGATATAGTTCTCACCTTTGTACAGGATGGTGTTGACCGTGACCTTGTTGCCCGTATCCTTGCTCACCAGTTCGGTTTTTCTGATCTCCACGTCTTCGTCCTCCTTTTTGTCTGCTGTTTTTGTGTAAGCCGGAACCCCGAAGCCCATGATCCAGCTTCCGCTGCCCAGGGGCCGGGTGCGGCGGTATACGCCCTCACCGTTACTCACGTTCCCGCCGCTGCTGGTGTTGCCTTCAATGGTGATGACGTTATTGCCGCTCACGCTTTCCACCAAGCCCACGTGGTCGCTATCGCCAAAAAATACAATATCGCCCTTCTTCGGGGTGTAACTGCCCCGCGCCCGGTACAGCCCGCGCTGCTTGTAAAAGTCTACCATGAAAGGGACGTAGGCGAGCTTAGGGATGATGCTTGTAGGCACGCCTGCCTGATTGGCGCACCAGCTGACGAACATAGCGCACCAGGGGTTGTTGTTCATGCCGTACCAAACGCCATATTTGTTATTATCTCCGCTGTATTCCTTGTAGCCAACCTGAGAGGCGGCCACCTGCATGATCTTATCGCGTTGGTCCATATTTACCTCCTTCTTATGCATATAAAACCCTTCGGCCCCTCTGAAAAATACGTCAGAGGGCCTTATTTTAGGCCCGATAGCTGGGGCTTTATTGCTGCCATTGTTGCAAGTTAGTTGCAAGTTAGTTGTAAGTTTGCGCCCGCTGCCGCCTATTTGCCAAGGACATCTTTGTCCCCAGCAAATACCCCGCGTGGCACGCAAGGCTTCGGCGGCAGGAGACATGTTACCCCTTGGCTTCGGCACTCCCGGATAGTAGGGTGTCTACTTGCCAAGCGGTGATTATCAATATGCGGGTAGGGATTTGCACCCTACATAGCTTCATTTTCGTGCTGGACTTCCGACATCGGCAGATTTCCAAACCGAGCGGATTATTCTGCGATACGATTTCCATCCGTATCTTCCCATCCCCAACACCATCGGGTCGCCAGCAGTTGGTGTTTAAGGCTATCCTCGGTAGTTGGGCTACCTATGAAGCCGCCTCCAATCCACGTCTACCTATTCCGCCACCGCATACATCTATTGAGCTTTCTTTTGATTATGCTGTTCGCGCTCTACGAACAGGTCATCGTCTTGTTGACGTCAACAAGACAATCGATAACAGGCATTCCGCAAACAAATAAGCAAACTGTTTGCTAATTAAAGCAAAACGGCTTTTTCTTTAATTACGTCCCAGCTAACTAAAGTGATCTTTATTTGCCGGTCATTTGCCGGTTACTTGACGGCTACTTGACCGGGAGCCGGGACATGCTTCACCCGGTCCCGCTCCTCCGCCTGCTTGGCGTCATTGAAGCGGTCAGTCGTGCCGACAAGGTAGCCGGTAATCCTTCTTATGCGCTCAAACTTCACGCCTTGACCAACGGTTTCAGTCATGGCTGCCCTCCTCGTATTTCTCGTGGTACTTGTCCCGCTGCTTGCCCAGCTTGATCCGCGCGCAAACGATGATCTCACCCAGCACCGAAGTGCACCAGCCTGCCACCAGCACGTTGGGCTCGCTGCCGGTGTGCCAATAGACCGCCAGCACCGCCGCCGTAAACAGACAAAACAGGGACGTCATAATAAGCAAAGCCTTGTCCAGGGTCTTCATTTCAACGCCTTCTCTCCCATGTTAATAGAGTAAACAGCCGCCTCGATACGGGCGTTAATCTCCGCATTTACCTCAATGCCCAGTGCGGTCAGCATATCTACCACGTACTGCTTCCGGTATTGGCCGGTAGGGTCGGACTTCTTGAGCTGCTGTTCGGCGGCGGCCACGAAGTCATAAATAAGCCGGTCCAGCTCACTGGCCTGCCCGGCCTCGACCTTCTCCTTTAGGGCGTTCTTGACGTAGCCCACCAGCCAGACGCCACCCAGGGCCAGCAGGCCGAAAATGGCTTTCACTATCAGGTCCATAATTTCAGGGTTAATGTGCATATATACCTCCTTATGTATCTTGCCTGGGATGGATCTGCTCCAGGTCTTTGATGCGGCCCTCGTTGCGTTTGGACCGTTCCTCCACCGTATACATCCGCTCCACCAGGTTGTTGTGCTTGTCCACTTTCTTTTCCAGGGCGCCTATGCGCCACATAATAGCGCCCCAGGTGGCCGCCAGGCCCAGCAAATATACAACGACGTCGCCGCTGAATGTTAATCCGCTCATGCCGTGCGCCCTCCTCCCTATGCTTCGATAATCGTCAGTCCGAAAACGTACATGTAGTAGCTTGTACTCCTCGCCCTGGCTCTGACCGTTATAACCTGGTCTTTGGTCAACGACACGTTCGTCAAATGGACTGCCTGGCAGTTTGTCAGCGTCGCGTCGAATGTGGTCTGGTTGCCGGAGGAATGGGCGGAGTCTCCGATATACAGGCACGACCCATTTGTGCCGCTTGTACTTGAGCGGTAGCCTTCCCAATAAACATGATAAGTGCCGGTTTTTGCGACCGTAATGCTCTGCCCGGATATGGCGGTATACGCAGTCTGGTTCGTCCTCCCAAAGCCTGGGGCTATCTGGGCGTTCTTGCTTGTACCCCCGCCGCCACTTGGGATAGCGGCAATCTCATCCGGGAAGTCGTCAGCCACAATATCACTGGAACCGCCAGTCTTGGCACGAATAGCGTCTGCTATGTCGGAAAACAGGTCTGCCAGAGAAGAGTGATTAAGGGTCATCAGTAGCTACCCCCTATCGCGCCCTGGATAGCGTCATAAACCGCGCCGCTGGTGATAAGGTTGTCGCTGTCCTCGGTCGGCTCCGTGTCCACCCCGGGCATGGTCCAGTCCGTCCATGAAACAGATGAACCGCTGCTGGCAGTCCTGCCTACAAATATCTGCTTAATCGAACGAGACAACACGATATAGTATCTGATGGCCGTGTTGCTCAAATTGGCCAGACAAATCACCAGATACAAATAGCTCGAGTTAAGGGTTATCCCCGAAAACGAGAACACGGAACCGTATGCCTCGGTATAACTATTGGCCGGTATATTGGACGGCGTAACGCCGCTGCTGTATGCGTCCGCTATGTGCCAATAGGTCAGCGCGGCAGGCGTATGCAATCTGCGGTTTTTCGCCCGGTAAAAAGCGTAGCCGGTGGTGCTTGCGTCGGCAGGATAACCGCTGTGGGAAAGGCTGTCGTCAGTAAGCCTGGTCAGTATGATGTTCTGCGCGACCGTATCTTGGTTAGAGTCGGTGATAGTGCTGTCGCTGGTATCACCGGCAATAATTCGCACCTGCGAGCCTGTCGGCAAATCCGCAAAATCCACCGTTTCGGTGAACCAGGTCATAACAGACGGAACCGCCTCTGTACCGTTCCACACCCCCTGATATGTACCGGAAGCGTTATACACATAGACGGCTATTTTATAGCCGCTTTTCGGAGTTACAGCCTTAACCCCCAGCGACAGCATCTCCGTCCGAATCCGGTTTGTAGAAGTGTAATTAGTACCGTTAGCCGATGTCAGGGTGCCTATCTTCCATAAGGTCAGGTCGTAGTCGTTAAAGAGTACCGGCTCCGGATAATCCGTCCCGGGAACGGCCCGGGAGATATTGCCGCTGCCGTCGCTTTTGACCAGGCCGTTAACGCCGCGCACAGCCAGCCCGGCGGCCACAGCGTTGTCCATCTGCGGGCCGTAATAACTGGAATTATACGGTGTATTTTCAGTCATTGTTCAACTCCTCATGCACAAGACAAGTTTGCCGTCAGCCGTCAATAAGCCGGACGAACCGGCGGGGATAAAGGCGTGGTTGTCGTTCCAACCGCCATCCTCAGACTGAGCGTAGAGGCTTATCCGATATTCGCCGTCCCCGTTCACCAGGTCGTCGTCATAGACCTCGAAGGTTCGCGAGGTCCCCGCCGGGGTGGTGGAGAAGCTGGCCACCAGCCGCCCCACTCCCAGGCCGTAGTTCTCCCCGGCCTTGGTCGCCCGGCACTCAAAGGCCGTGTACGCTATGTCCGAGGAGAAGGTCACGTCGATATGGTCGTAACCCGTGACCGAACTGACCTTGTTGTTGGTCACGGTGAAACTAAGCTGCGGGGCCGCCATCACACGCTCCAGTTGTTCTGAGCGTCCTTGACGAAGACCTTAATAATCTTCGCGCCGTCCTCATCGGAGCAGGCGGACGCCAGGTCTGCGCCCTTGATGGTGCAGGACACGGGAGTGCTGGCCGCCGTAGAAGTGCTGCCGCTCATGTTGGTGCTGCCGCCGGTGGTGGGAATCTGCGTGCCCGCGGTATGGGCGCTGCTGGTAGAAGGTACCACCTTGACCTTCCATTCGACAAAGGCTTCGGAGGCGGAGAAGCTGAAGGCACAGGTATCAAAGCCGCTCACCTCGGAAATCTTGCTCACGTCGGGGCCGGTGATGGTCACCACGGGGCCCGCGGTATCAAGGATGACGTTGGCATCCCAGGCGGGAGTTATGTTACCCACATCATCCCGGAATTTAACGTAAATAGTCTTGGTTCCGTCGCCAGAGGTCAGAATGACGCTGGCCGAAGTGTCATAAGTCACCCAGGAAGCGTCAGACTCGGCTATGGCGGACCCTCCGGCGGTAGCGCAAATATCGCCCCAAATCTTCATCTGGTCGGCGCCGGTAGCTCCAATCGTAAGGGTCACATTAACCGTACCGGTACGGGCAGGGGCCGAAATACTGCCGTTACTGGGGGCAGTAGTGTCGAGTGTTAGCGTAAAATAAGAGGCCATTTGTTTTCTCCCTTTCTTTATTCTTCTTCCGGCGCGGTCTGTTCACCGCTCCGTTCACCGGTCCGCAGGTCCAGATAGAAATAGTTTTTCTGACGGGCAGAGCGGTCATAGTAGGTCTTGCCGTCCTTGACCATCTTGCCAAAGTCCAGCGGGTAATACTCCTTGCCGTCTTTAACTATCATGTGCCCTCCTCGATGAAATAACAAACGTCAGGGTCGATAACGGATAGGGCGTTGTACTCGGCCAGCGTCCCAAACCAGAACTCTGCCCCGGGCCCGGAAGAACCGGCGGACGCAGCACTGCTGAGAGCCAGTATCTTTCCGGCGAAGTGCAGGCCCAGAGCCTTGTAGGTAGCGGATTTGGGATGCACGTTGTCGGCCAGGGAGTTCGTGATGTCCACCCGGTCGAGAGGGGCGTCCATATTGGTGATGTGCCCCAGCCCGTAGCGCGGGCAAAACTCCGCGTACAGGTCGCACAGGTCATGCCTGCTCCAGGCTCCGGTGCCAATTCTCAGATTGTAACTCCACAGCGGCGGGACGCCCGAATTGCCTTTGGAAATCAGCGGGTCACTGATAATGATATTGATAGTGCTGGAAATGTTCCTGATGTACCGGTAGCACTGATACATGGCAACGACTATCTTCGTCGGGGTCAGGGCCATAATATCAGCGTAGCTCATAGCGTCCAGCCCGGCGTCGATAATGTCCGTCTGTACGCTGCCCAACGCATAATTGCCGTCGTTGGGCCCCAGCGACAACACGATAGTGTTAAAGTCGGACCAATCGCCGGACCCCAGGAATTTATAGCCGCTCCAGGTGTCTGAGCTGTCGTAATAGTCGCTGTTGCCTACCCGCTGCAAATAGCCCAGTGCATTTGTCTTATTCGTGCCGCCGGTATTAAGCCAGCCTATGTTTCCGATGCCGAAATTCTCACAGCGAATACCAAGTTCAGAGGCCACGATATTGGGAATACGGTTGGTACTCAATCCGCTCCCGGTGGAGCCGCGCACAATAGAATCGCCGAAGAACATGACGCTGGTCGTCTTCTTCGCCCGCGGGGACCAGTCGGACCATTCGACAGTAGCCCCGCTGTCATTGGTGCGGCCTACAAAAAACTGGTCGTAGCTCGGGCTGAATATCTGATAAAACCGTGTAGGCGTGTTATGCAGCGACGCCCAACAGAACACAAAATAGTTTCGCACCCCGGTCAACGTAAAAACGGCGTTGTTAAAGCCCGCAAGCCGGGACCCCGAAGTGTATGTGTAGCTGTTGACAGGAATATTTGCCGGAGAGGCGGGGCTTTCCGGGGTATACGCCTCGCTGATTTCCCACCAGGTGAAGGCCGCCGGCATATGGCGCTCCCTGTTTTTTGTCCGGTATATCGCCGCACCCACAGCCGCCGCGTCTGCGGGCGCTCCTTCTATGGCCAAACCGGAATCAGGCGACCAGTCCGCCCAATCAACAGTTGTGCCGCCGTCTATGGTACGTCCGACAAAATGCTGGTTGTAGCTGGGAGCAATAATCTCATAATAACGCACCGCCGTACTGTTGCCGTGCAGGTTGGCCCAGCAAAACACAAAGTAGTTGCGTACCCCGGTAAGCGTAAATACGCTGTTGTTAAACCCGGCCAGCCGCGCCCCGGAGGTATAAGTGTAGCTGTTCGCTGGCATATTGGCAGGCGCCGCGGACGTGCTGTCGTCAAAAGCCTCGCTGATGTCCCAATACGTCAGGGCGGCAGGCTTATGCAGCGCCCGGTTCTTGCTGCGATAAATCGCGCTGCCTACCGTGGCCGCGTCAGCCGGGATTCCGCTGCGGGACAGGCTGTCGTCCGTATATCTGGTCAGGATGATATTCTGGGCAACAGTGTCCTGCGTTGCCGTGGTTATCGTACTGTCGTTCACATCTGACGCAACGAGCCGCACTTGGCTCCCGGCAGGCAAATTGGCAAAGTCAACCGCTGAGGTAAACCAGTTGTTGGTAGTGGCCTTTTCCGTGCCGCTGCCCGTCCAGACCCCCTGGTAGACCCCATCTGCGTCATAAATATAAAGCAGCATTTTATAGCCGCTTTGGGGCGTGACCTTCTTTACGCCTTTAGACAGTATCTCCGTCCTGATACGATAGTTGACGGATGAGTTAGTGCCGTTCGCCGCAGTCAGAGTGCCGATTGTCCAGAGGGTCAGGTCATAGGCGTCAAAAGTTATCGGCCCAAAAAACCCAACAGGCCCGTTGTTGACCCAATCCAGGCCCACCGCGTCCCAGATATAAATATCATAAGCCTCTTCCGTACCGACGCCATAGGCGGCGCCTGCGGGAGGGTCGGGAACGGCGGCCCGCAAATCGGCCAAGGAAGAATAGAAGCCTAATATCTGAAAATCCTGGCCTTTAACCAGGCCAAGATCAAATTGTCTGCTCATTTGGTCCCTCCATGAAATAAGGGGAGAGGGAGGCTCCGAAGAACCTCCCTCATGGCGTTAAACGTAAGCGCCGGTGATAAGCATGTGGGTCTTGGGAAGTTTGACTTCCAGAGAGCATTCGGTGATGTACTCGTCGATCACGCCGTCCACATCGTTGGCCTGAATATTGGTATTCAGCTTGGTGTCGCGGCCCTGGAGATAAGCGTACCGGATGTTGTCGGTATCGAGAACCATACCGTAGCCGGCATGGAAACCGTCGGCCAGCAGCGGATCGTAAACGACCATCAGATCGCCGTAGCCGGTAATGAGCCTCTTCACGCGGATGCCGAAGGTGGCGTTGGCGTCGACCTCGGTAACGACCTTGTTCAAAGCCCAGCTATTGATCGCGGTCATCAGATTGGGGCCGGCGATCAGCAGCTTCTCGCGGGAACCGTGAGAGAACACGGGCTGGGCCACGTACTGGTCGAAGTTGGCGTAGGTCAGAGGCTGGGTGCTGGAATCGAAAGCGGTGGTTTCGGTCATGAACTCCAACAGGCCGCCCATGGTGCGGCGGGGAGTAGCGCCGGTGGTGTCTTCCTTGCGCACGCCAAAATACATGGCGCGGGCGATATCGCGCTTATGTTCCAGGGCCTTTTTGCGGCGCTGATAAGCGCGGTCCTTACCGCCGTACAACTCGGTCGCCATTTCGGTGGCAGACAGAGCTACGGGGGTACGAAAGATCTGAGTGTAGTTGTAAACAGCTACTTCCTGAGTGGTCTTAGCCGCGGGGACGCTGGAATTTTCTTCCATGGCGTTACCCAGTTTCAGCACCACGGAGTTGTCGGCGATAGTGCCGGAGGCCACGGCCGTACCGAACTGGATAGCGGTCAGGGTGTTGGTGCTGATAGCAGTGATCCGGTAAACCACGCTGTAGGCCGGAATGGAGATCAGGTCGCCCACGCTGAAGATGGAACCGTCGTCCACGGCAATAGAAGTGCTGGAAGTGGAGATGGAGATACCACTGGCATTGTCTACCTGGGTAGCGGCGCCGATCAGGTCATCTTCCAACCACTCGATCTTCGGGGCTTTAGCCACGCGAACGTCCTTCTTCGCCAGCTTCAGGAAGGTAACAAACGGGGATTCGTTGGGATCCAGCAGGGCGATCTCTTTGGCCATGTCCACCACGCGGCGGGCCTGCTGAATATTGGTAGTGGTGCGTACACCTGCGATATTAGCCATTTAGTTTTGTCCTTTCTGCCCTAATCAAGGGCCAAAAATACGGCCCGAAGATTGGGCCATAATCTCTTGTCTGATAAGGTCTTCCTCGGTCAACGGGGCCTCCGCTTCCGGCGCGGTGCTGGCCGCCGGCGTAGCCTTGGCCTTACCCGCTTCCCGTTGCTGCCGCTGGGCCAGCCCTTCCTCATACCCGCGTTTCTTGGCCGCCTCGATAGAATCCTGATCTATCTTCACCGGCATCCCATAGGTTTTGATAAGGGCTTCCCGCAAAAACAGCTCCGGAGCCTGCCGCCAGCTTTCGGGGCCTTTGCCGATGGCGTTTTCAGCCAGGGCAAACATTTCTTCTAAAACGGAAGACCCCTGTTGGGGGTCCTTCAGCTGCGGGTAATCCGTGACCATATTGTTGTAAGCATCCGTGAAAGCCCGGTCACTGGCCTGCTTTCTCTGGATCTCGTCAAACCGCTGCCGTTCCTCCTGGGTGCGGTCGTCGATCATTTTAGCCAGCACCGGTGAGATCATCTGCAGCATGGTTTGGCGAGGATTGTCTTTTAGCCCCTGATAAAACGCCGCCTTTTCTTCCTCGGTCTGCGGCTGGTTAAAACTGAGTTGCAGGGCGCTGTCCTTCAGCTTTTTGTTTTCTTCTTCAAGCTCGGCAATACGCTTGCTGTACTCCGCCGCTTCCCGCTGTTTGGCGTTCATTTCCCGGACGGCCGCTTCATAGCGGGATTTGTCCACCGTTTCCGGGGCCGGCTCCGGGGCCGGTTCTGGTTCCGGTTCTGACTGGGGTTCGGGTTCGGGTTCCGCCGCAGACTCGGCTTCCCCCTCGGGTTCCGCCGGCTCCGCTTCGGGTTTATCTTCAGCAACTTCTTCCGGAAGGCCCTCCGGGGTGATACCGTCCTCGTCCGCGGGCTCGGCGTCCGCAGGTTCAGCCAGTATGTCCATTACGGCTTGTTCCGCTTTGTCACCAAAAATACTCATATTGATATCCTCCGTTAATTAAAAAATTGTTGAGGGTTTACGATCATGTTATAAAAACGCTGCGCTGCGGTAAAATCACTACGGGCCTCGGTGAATTCCTCCCATGATTTTGCCTGCAGCATCCTGGTCTGGCAATAATCTACCTTGCCGCTTAACTGCTCCTGCAGCCAAACGCCAAAAGCCCCGTCGATGAACAGACGGTGGCTTTCTATCAGAGCTTGTTTTTGCTCGTTATCCACTTTGCAAGCCTCCCTAAGGCACGAAAAGACGGTAACCCTAATATCCCGTCGTACTATTGGCATGGTATAATTCCGCAGCCTGTATCTCCCGGAATTTTGGCGCTTCCTCCGCATAATCCCGCCAATCCATAACGTAATAAGCAATAGCCAAAGCCATCACCCGGTCGTCATGGCAGCCGATCTGCGCCGAAGTCTTTCGCCCGTCCTCCTCTACGATGTAGGTCAGACACTCCGACAGAGCCGCCTTGGATTTGATTTTGGTCGCGCTTTCCCGCAGCACGCGGGTGAGCATGGAAATGATCTTGGGCTTGGTGATCTGCGTGGTCTGCCAGCCGTAGGTATTGGTAGTACGGTCCTCCACCTGCCCATCCTTGACCCGCCTGTACAGTTTGGGATAACGGTAGCGGCGGATTGCGTTCACCGTAGCAATACCGTGATTATTAACCTCCGGTGCCAGCAAGGCCAAATTATAATAGCGTCCCAGGAACACGGCTTCCGCGCCCAGCAGATCGGGGTCGATGTGACCGTGCCACTCCGCCACCTGCTCCTTGGTGTCACGGCGCAGCACTTCCATCACGGAATAGTCGCCGTCTTTCACACCAAGGGCCACGTCGATGCCGATAACGTATTCCACGCCGTCCACCGGCGGCTGCCATATCTTCAGATACCCCCGCGCTTGGCTCTGGAACTTAACGTGGTGTTCACCGCCCTCATTCACGTCCAGCACCCGGCCTACCTTGATCGGCTCCGGGGCCACTCGCAAAGCCTTGTCTATGGCCTTCACGTCGAACACCGGGCATCCGGTAGCGATAAAAGCTTCCTCCGGCGTAGAGGGATATTCCTGATGGAAACTGTCGATGCTGCCGGAGCAGTTGGACAGGATACACCAGCGCCGCCAGGCCAGCTGGCCGTCAGTTACGTTATAGGCTTCTATCAGCTCTTGCTCTTCGTCCGTGGGCTCAAAGTCCGCGTCCGGCTCCATGGAATAATCGGTAAAGCCATACCAGGGGAAGAACAGGGGCACAAAGGGGCTTTGTCCCTGGACCGCCCGCTGCCATTCCTCATAGAAGCGCCCGCCAATGCCGTTGGCCGTACTTTCGATGATGACAATAGTACCGGGCATGGGCGGGACGGCATTCATCAAAGAATTCATGGTAGCGTCCGCAGTCTTGGGCCAGAAGGCCATTTCCGACAGATGCAGCAGGTGAATGGTCTTGGAACGACCGGCATCGGGATCCATAGCCGTTTCAATGCGGATAGCGGACCGCTGCCCCGGCTTCACCCTCCGTTCCAAATAGTCGGAAGAAGGGTTCTCGAACAGCATTTCTTTGGCGTTAGAAGCCTTGACCAGCGGAGCCAGCATGGGGTGGCTCTCCTCCTGAAACAGTTTCATTTTGTTGAAAATAGCCGTGGAGGCATCCGCCTTATGGGCCACGATCTCCGCTTTCACCAAAGGTCTGTGGGTGGTCCTATAATAGAACATACCGGCCACCGCGGTGGAAAAGCCAATCTGGCGGGCCTTCAAAATGATGATACGCACCGGCAGGCCGGCATCCTCCTGCCGCCGCACCTCCCGCCATAACGCCATCTGCTGCTCGTTATAGCGCAAAGGCACCAGCCGTCCCATCTTATCGGCTATCTTCAAATTGCATTCGGTATATAGCAGCTCGTCGTTAGCTATCTCCCGCAGGGCAGCCATCTGCTCCGCCGTGTAATCCGGCTGCTGGATAGTGGGCTTCTTCCTCATTACTCAATCACGCCCAAATCCTCAAACTGTCCCATGCCGATCTGCGGAGCGTGCTGCAAAACTTCCGGCGGCATCATGCCCGCCTGTTCGGGGGACATCATCCCCTGCTCCATCCCCGGCTGCATCATCGGCTGGGGCGGCGGGGGTTCTGGCACCAGTTCGTCCGGAGCCTTGATATCCATGGATTGCAGCAGGCGTTCCATCATATTCAGCAGCTTGTCCGGAGCGTTGGCGTAAGCGGGGATCTGCAGCGCCAGCTGAATGGCCTGGATCAGTTTTTCCTTGGTCAGTTCCTTGTTGGCCAGCGGGTCGATAGAAGACCCGACGTAGATCAGATCGAATTCACCCTCCACGTCCAGCGGGGAGATAACGTCGCTGCCACCGTCTGCCAGCGGCGCCTCCGGGTTCAGGATCACCCGTTTGTCCTCGGTCATGAACTGCTGATCCATGGAAATGATATCCCGGGACACCGGGACCAAAATATCCTCCGCCAATTTTGAACAGCCCATCTTAAAGCGGATGGAAGCGTTGTTATCCTTGGTCATGGTGGTCGTAGCCGTTTCATCCGACGGGGCCAGGCCCATCAGGATATCGTGGCAGCCGGTCACGTCCTTCATGTCCTGCTTAATACCCTCCTCCGTCTGGAAGGCAGAAGCCGGCAGCTGCTGAACCAAAATTTCCTGCACATCGTCCATGTTTTCCACCTGAAGGACGCCGTTCTGCCGCCACACCAGATCCCGGGCGGTCAGGCCGCAGCCCTTGCGCAGCTTCCACATACGGCGCAAAGTCAGGGAATTATAGTCGATACGCTGATTACGGACAGTGTTCAACTCATCCTGTAGGGCCGCCAGCATTTCCGGCAGACCCAGCCCGTAAAACTCTCCGGGCAGGCTGACATAACAGGCGCGTTTGTAAGGCAAATTGCCGTGCCAGTAAGGGTTCCCCTCGTCCAGAGCGCAGTATTCGTCTACAAAGACCACGTGCCGCTCCATCTCCCAATAATGGCGCACTTCATACAGGCCCTGCTTACCGGACATCAAGGCGCTGCCGTCCTGGCCTTCGCCGTATCCCTGATCGGATTGGCGTTCCTTGGCGCCACGCTTCTTGACCTGAACGGGGCTTACCGCGTCCCAATCCACCTTCCAGCCGGCGGTCCTCTCCAGCCTTTGGATATCCGCCTTGGAACGGTACTCTAAATGGCCGCAGAAACGGGCATCCTCCAAAGACGAAGCCTGGGGGTCCACGAAAAAGTCCATCAGGTCAATGTTTTGCAGCACGGGATCATCGTAAACCTTCTCGTCCCGCTCCTCCACCAGACGGTTGCCTGCGTCGTCCGTATAGGAGCTTTCCATGACCGGGCTATTGGTTTCCGCGTCCACCACCACCATGCCGTCATCACCGATCACAGGGACTTGGCGGGTGACGGGCCGCTTTACCTTGCGGGTCACCGTCTTCCATGCGTCGTATACGATGACCGTACCGTAAATAGCCCAGCTGGGGATGATATCCTCGGCAAACAGGCGGTCAGCGTTGATAACGTCCGCCAGCTGCCAATCCAACAGTTCCTGGACCTTATGGGCGTTTTCGGAATGGCCCTCGTCACGGGGCAGCACCGACACGTAAGGACGGGTATTGAACAGGCTTTCCGACGTGCGATTGGTGATAACGTCCACGATCATGAAGGTCTGAGGCACGAAGATATTACTGCCTTCCCGCATACCGGCGGGACGGGAACGGTAACGGCGGTAATAGTCCAACCACTGTTGCCGGTAATTGCCGTCCCGGTGGGTTTCCGCGTCCTTGATCCGCTGCCACAGCGCATCATGCACGCCATCCCTTTTGGGCTTTTCCCGGCCCTTGGCAGCGATTTGCAGCATCTTGTTTTCAGGCATCCTGCTTTGGCTCCTTAGTAGTCTTAGTAGTCTTCCGGGCGGCCTTTTCGGCCTTCACCTTGGCGCTCAGACCGCCGCTTTTCTTTCCGTAGGTCTTGGCGTTCTTTTCCTTCTTCTCGGCCTTGGCCTTGGCTTCGGCCTCGGCCTGGTCCTGACGGATCTTGGCTTCAGCCTCACCGGCCGCCTTTTCCTCGGCTTCATCGGGCACGGACAGCGGTTCCACAGGCTGCGTGCCCACGTTTTCAAAATGGCCCGTCTTTACCAACTCCGGGCATTCGTCCATATGCGCCCGCAGTTTGTCGATACCCTCAAAAGAAGCCCCACAGTAAGGGCAGACGTACAAAGTGGGCGGGCCGTCGTCCGTTACCGCCGCCCTTTCAACCGGCTGCATGGCCGGCAGCTCATCCAGATTGGGGACTTCAAAATACAAATCACCCTTGTCAGGGTGTCTTTCCAGCAGGGCTTCCACTTCTTCCCAGCTCTTAAAGCCCCTCGGCAGTTCGCCCACGCCGATCTCCAGACAGCGGGTATTACGCAGCGTCAAACCGCCGCACCGCCAGGCGCCCCGTCGCGCCATATACCGTTTACCCATGAATTACCTCCTGAAAATAAAAATCGGTAATCAACCGCGAAACAAAAAACGGCGGTCCACGTAAAACCAGCCGTCCTTCTCATATATAGCCCCAACCTCTTTCAGCGTTCTCAGCATCCACGGCGTCCCCAACATCTCCACCAGTTCCGCCTGTCGGCTTTCTCTGCTCCGCCGCCGGGACTTGATACGCCCGTCATTCAACACCGATCTGCGGATACCCGATAAAGCCGCCCGTTGGTTTACCGTCAGTTCGTCAAAACGGTCCCCAAAGCAGTACCGGCTCTTTCTTCCCCGCCTCTGCTTTGCCGGGCCGCCGTCCCACCAGCAGCCCAGTATCTCTCCGTTTTCGGAAACCAAAGTATTACACGCCCGTCCGTCCGGCAAAACCTCCCGGTCTATCCATACCTTGACAACCTCCTTACCGGACGTTTCCATTATATAGGAAGAAACAGGTTCCAACATTTTGAGGTTCTCGTTCAAAAAAAGCCCTGCTACAAGAAAAATGTTGTAGTTAGAATATATATATGCGCATTTTTAAGGACGGGTTTTTGGGTGGCCGTTTTTATACAGAACCAGACCTACTCCAAAAATAAGTACCTAACGCCTTCCCCACCCCCGTTTGGGGAACAAACAAAGATGAGTAAAGCCAATACGTTCCCTAACCAATTGAGCAAACATAAGTAAACGAAATCAGCAAACACATACAAATATAAGCAAACAAAAGGAACGCTGAGGAAAAGTGACCCGTCAATCGCGGGGAAAACCCTCTCCCCCACCCCCACCGCCGGCTGTGAGTAAGTACCCGCCCCCCTCCCCCTCCGGGTGCCCGGTCCTGGCGGGGTAGGGGTACCCCTATTAAATACAATATATAACGCTAAAAACCAACTAAAATAAAAGAAAACCCCTGCTATAAAGTTTAAAAGAGCTGTTATATCATCAGGTTTTGTCTGTCCTGGCCTGCCGATCCTTGACCGCCTGCGCCGCCTGTAGCAGATCCTCAAGGCTGAACGTTACCTGATCCTTGCCCTGTTGCTGGCCGTATCCATATACGTTCTGGAGGATAAACAGGGCCCCGCCGTTCTCCCGGTTGTCCCGTGTCTGGGCGGCCGTCGAGGCCAACATTTCGCCCTGTTGCAGGTATTTTTTTATGATTTCGCAACGGTCCAATATATATCGCTTTTCCGCCTCGCCCTTGCCCGACTTGTCCAGACTGACGTTTACAACGTTGCCTTTTTCGTCCCGCTCGGCTGCCAGGGCCTGGACGTATCTATTAAAAGTGTCTTTGTTTATACCAAGGGCGGCCGCGGCGGCTGTTGGAGTGATGGCGGCGCCGATCATGGCCAGATCATCGGTCAGGGCCGACAGCCGGCGGTCAATCTCTGCCAGTTGGGTGGCCGGGTCTTTAATCTCGGCGACGTTTGACTGGTTACAATGCTTTTTTATGATCTGCCATAACATGGCGTCAGTGGTCTTTTCCTCTTTGGGCATGGTATCGCCTCCATATAATAGAAAAAGCGCCGTTACCGGGCGCTGGCATAATTCCTGTTATGTCTATATTACCATAGTTTTATGTCAAAAACGGACATTGGGGGAAATTTTTATAAATTTTTCAAACTTTTTATAAAACGCCTGCAAATTGGGTATTGACATAGTGGCCACGATGCTTTATAATGATACACGTAAGGCGGACAACGAAGCCCGCCGGAAAGGAGGCAAGGCGATGGGTAGAAAACACAAGAAAAGCGGCAAGCCCAACCCCGCAAAAGTACAGTTTGCCGCCGCTCTTGTGGCACTGCTTACAGCCTTGATAAATCTTTTAATAAGAATTATCGACTGGTTAAGCAGCTAACAGGTGGAGGGATAACCTCCCTCCGCCTGCATTCTATCACAGCGCCGGGTAAAATGCAATGAACATTTTATTGTGGTTCTTATCAATCGCAGGTTTTATTCTTGCCGTCGTCGCTTTGGTGCTGACGATCAGGGCTCGCAAATGAGCAGACCAACAAAGGAAGTAATAGCCCGATACCACGCAAAGACCTATAGCCGTTACCATATCACGTTACGGAAGGACACGGATCAAGAGCTAATAAAGCTCATCGAAACGAACAAAGCCCAGGGCATACCGCCCACGGAAACGATCAGGCAGCTATTTAAAACCAAATAAAAATGCCGGCCCGATGCGCCAACATCGAACCGGCGACGCCCCGAAAAATCGCACCACCACAGCACAATTTTAGGGAGGCCCTTATATTATAGTACAGCCTCCCGGAAAATACAAGGGAGGCTTTTATCATGACAAAATACATTGTTAAATTCCAGAAGGGAAACAAAATCCACGCCGTAAAGGTTACCGCGCAAGGTTTAATTCCGGCAATAGAAAACGCAATATCAAAGCATTTTCAAAAGTACACTGACGCCCTGGGCTATGAGATTATCAGCGCCGAAAAGATAGGTTAAAGGAGGCCCACATCATGACATACTTCACCAACTGCACCACCCTGGACCAGCTCAAGGCTGAATATCGCCGCCTGTGCCTGATCTACCATCCCGACACCGGCAGCGATACCGCCAACACCGCCACCATGGCCGCCATCAATGCCGAACATGACCGCGTTTTTGAGCAGTTGAAGGCCGAACACAACCGCAAGGCCGCCCAGGACACCACCGGCCGCACCCGGCCCACCACGGAAACGCCGGCCGAATTCCGGGACATCGTGGCCGCCCTGCTGAAGCTGGACGGGCTCACCGTTGAGTTGTGCGGCTCCTGGCTGTGGATCGGCGGCGACACCCGGACCCATAAGGACGCCTTAAAGGCCGCCGGCTGCTCCTGGGCGCCGAAAAAACAGCTCTGGTCCTGGCATCATAAAGAAGACGGCTCGCCCTTCTTCCGGGGTAAAAGGTCTATGGCGGAGATACGTTATAAATACGGCTCCCAGACATTCACCGCCGGCGCTGATCTGCCCGCCGTCATCTGATATAATCCGGCTGCCCTATCGGCCACACGGGGAGGAAGGAAAACGCCATGTTTGAAGGATACAAAAAATACTTGCTTATAAAATATTGCTGGGATTGTGGGACGGATGACGGCGTTGATTGTCGCACAAAAAAGGAGGCGGACGCCTGGGCCCGGAGATACATCCGGGAGGGCTGGGAAACCGTCGCCTGCATCAATACCGAATTAAAGCGAATCGAATTTGTGTTCGGTCAACCCGGCGGCGTCCTGAAATGGTTTATCCCAACTACGGCGGAGGCCCTGAGGCAGAATAGCCGGATCCCGGAATATCTTTACAACTGATGGGAGGTATAACACCATGAAAGCATACGGACAAACAAACAGCGCCTATTATGATTATTGCTGTATGATTGAAAATTCCTGGACCTTCCAGAGGATGTCCCCGGATGAGCAGGGCCGCTGCTGGGACGCCCTACACTTTGCCGCGGAGCAGGACCTACTAAAAGGAACATATAAAGCCCGCTGGGGCATATTGCAAGCCGTTTACAACGCCTTTTTAACAGGTATAGGCTACACCGGCCACACCTGGCGCGAAACTGCAAAAGACATTCCGCTTTTTTAGGAGCAGAAAGGAGAAACACCAATGAAACCCACCAAACACGCCACCACCAATTATAAAAAGCTCCTGCCCTATCTGGAAAACATGAACCCGCATAGACAAAGCGCCGGCCGCCCTACCGAATATCGCAAATTTGCCGCCCCGGGCATGATGGATTTGGTCATCGAATCCTTGCATTATGATTTTGCCCCGGATATGCCCGTTTTCTCCCTGGCTTGCTACGGTGAGCAGAATGGGGATCTAATGCGGGACCCTGATCTGGTCATCGCCGTCCATTTCGGCCTGGGCCGCGTGGAACCGCTGTCCTATCAAAATGACTACCTTGGCATATATCAAGAAGTCTGGAACATTGACCGCCAAAACCGGCCCTATTCTTACCGGGCCCGCCTCCGGGCCGATCTTGACGAATTCCTTTGGACCTGGCTTGACCAGATAGCCGCCGCCGGCTATGAACCTAAAAAGAGGGAGGCTTGACCAATGAATAAAACCACAGTAAAGAAAATGACCGCCGCCGCCCGGAAGATCATCAAGAGCGCCGCCCGCGTCGACAAACGCTCCGGCCGAAATACCGCCTTGCTATATACCGTTGACGGCCGGTCCGTTGTTTGCGACTCTTACCGCGCCCTGCGCTACCCCGCGGATCTTCCCGATCTGCCCCACGCCGAATATAACGACTTTGGCCGCAGCGCCGCCGCATTAATGGACCACGATCTGAAGGGCTGCACCGTTTCGGTCCCCCTGCCGTCCGTGGATAGCATCAAGCAGGCTATATCCGAAAAGCAAAAGCATATCCCCCTGGGCCCGGTCCACGTTAACCCCAAATACCTGCTGGATATGGTCCAGGCCATCCCGGACGCCGACGCCCGGATCAATCCCCGGCGCGGCGATATCTCCCCGATATACTTCCGCGACATAGACGGCGCCGACGGGCTTTTAATGCCGGTCCGCGTCGGATAACTCTTGACAGCCCGCACGACTGACTATAAACTAAGCATATAAAGGAGGGTATTAACATGAAGCACTCTAAAATATATGAAATCACCGGTCCCGATATTTGCGACGCCGTTCCCCTGGGCGTATACGATTGGACCAACGGGCCCTATTCCCCGGGGCAGGTCCGAATCGTTGAACTCATCCCGTCCGGGGATCCCGATCAGGTCCTCATGCGGATCACGCGGGACACTGTTGACGATTGCGAAAAAGAAGCGCTTGGTCAGCTTTCAGATGGTTTTTTTGAAAACGTAAAATATACCGCTTGGCATGAACTTTCATCCCTGTCGTATAAAGAGGATTAAGCAAACTGACAGCCCGCCCCATACAAAAAGGAGGCCCCGATTAAGGGCCTCTTTTTCTTTATGCCCGGGATCAGCTCCGGGCCTCCTCGTCCAGTTTCGTCAATAATATCTTATTCCAGCGCCGGACGGTCTTTTCCGCCTTGCCGATCCGGGCCGCGTAGCCGTAAAACGTCATTTCCCGGCGGAAATATACCCGCTCCGCCATCTCCAGCACGGCAGCGGCTATAGACGGCGCGCACTCCTGCCTCACCCGCTCCAGGGCCCGCTCCACCGTCTTCACGTGCCACTCCAGGGCCGCCGCTTCCCGGTCCTCCGCCAGGGCCGCCCCGGCCCGCCCCGTGGGATCCCCGGGCAGATTGCCCCGGCGGGCCTGCTGCTCTCTCCTGCGGCCGGTCATGTGATCCGCTTCCAGCTCCGCCAGCCGTTGCCTGGCCTCCGGGTAGGTGTATAACAATTGCTTGTTTATATCCCGGCTCCGCGACCTGCCCCGCGCCTTTATCATCCTTCGCCCTCCGCTTCCCAATCCCATCGGCAGCCTTTGCAAGCCCGCCTAAGGGGCACCGCGTACCGCCCGCATCTTTGGCATAGCTCATTCCGGCAAGCCTCTAATTCCCGCTGCAATTCTTCGTTTTCCTCGATCAACTTTTCCGCCAATAGATGATCCTTCAAATCCATGCTTGGTTAACCTCCTTCCAGGCTTTCCCCGGTCAGCGCCGGCGCCTCATACTTTGGGCAATCCACCATAACGTAGGCCATATATTGCGCCGTCACCCGGGTATAATACCGGCTCCCGGCATAGGGCCGGCTATACATCAGCCAGCCGCATTTTCCCAGCGGCCGGGCACACTCCTCGCAGAGGCTCTCCACGTCTTGCCAGTCCGTGGCGTCGCCCATACATATACACCCTGCCATGTTCAGTATCGGGATCATATTCCCACCTCTACGAATTGCGTATAGTGTTGAAAGCGCCAGAAATAAAACTGTAGCCCACATCCGCCCACGCCGGCTGTTTCTGCTCCCGTTCTATTTCGCACAGAAACGCCACGTTGCAGGCCAGGTGCCACAAATGGGGCAGCCCGCTTTCCTCGTCCACTCCGCCCGGATCATCCAGATAGGCCAGCAAGTGCCGAAACAGCGCGTCACGGTAACGCTCCGGATCCACTGTGCGCCAGTTTTCCGGATCTCCGTACTTGGCGTTCCCGTACATACGCACGGCGGCAATATTGCGGATGATCTCCCGCGGCACCAGCCGTAATTCCAGCTTGCCCGCGTCTGCTTTGGCTGTCTGATCTTTGGTTGTACTCATGTTTTATCCCATCCTCCCGCAAGGTTTCATTTCCCGGCACTGGCCGGTATATTCGCACATCGACACCAAAAACGGCTTAAACTCCGGGCACTTGCTCACCACTTCGCGGCACATCCACCGCACCGCTGCCCTGGTTTCCGGTGACGCCTGCAAACATAGCCGCTTGTTGGCTATCACCATCAGCTCCTCGGCGTTCATATCCCAGATCATGTCCACCTCCGCGCCCTGTGGGGCCGTGTTGCGGTCATAGGCGTCCTGCCTGTCGTTGCGTTGGGATCTCACGTAGGGTTGGGCGTGGATATGTCGGCACAGATGCACGCTGACCCAATAGGGCACCGATAGATAAAAGGAAAATTGCAGATAACGGATGGGGCTGTGCCGGGCATTCAGTATGTCCCGCTTCCATAGGTCACAAGGCGGGTTCACGGGCTGTTTGCCCACCGTCACCAAGGCCCGCCGCTTGACCTCCATCCAGTCCTCCTCCGTGGGGTATCGTATAAGCTCAACCTTCATGGCCTGTCCTCCCGCTGTGCCATTCTCTGTATAACGTCATGAAATCCTCAAAGCCCAGGACCACCACCCAGCGGCAATCATTCTTCCGATGCACCACCACGGGGATCTCCTCCGGTCCCGCGTCCCGCCGGGCCTGATCCAGGGCATCGTACAGGGCCAGCCGTTCCACCCGCTTGACCTCGATATGCAGCCCCGGCACCCCCGTCACGTCCGGGCTGTCCGGCCCGCCGTGATACTGTACCCCCCGCCGTGCGTCGAAACCGTACTGACGGAAAAGGGCCGCAGCCTCCCGCTCGCCCCTTTTTCCCTTGTCACGGCTCATCCGGCCCATTCCAGCCCTCCGTTTCTTCTTGTCCAAGAATGCGTATTTCAGCCGCAAGTTCCGGGACAATTTGCATCATCTTCAAACCGCCCGCAAGATAGGCCACATCTGCCAAGGCCATCGCCATCAGCCATAGGTAACCGTGCTCGTGTTCATCGGCAAAATCCACATTCAAAGAACTGGAACAATGATAAATAACAGCCAGGTTCCTTTCTATTGCGTCCTGATCCTTTCGGGTTAAAATTTTCATCCCTTGCCCTCCTTGCGTTTTCCGTAACTACAATAGTCTGCTTCTTTAACATAAGCGTCCCTTTCATCCAGCATACGTGTAAGCAGCCTGCGGCACGTTCCGTAGTACCCGCTTGCCTTCTTGTATTGCGGCGTAAATTCCATGCAGCTCCGGCAGTCCTTGCACCGTACCACTTCCACCACATCGGCGGCAGGTATGCTGTTCGCATAATTTAGAAAATGAATCGGTAAATATACATCTTGCATATCAAACCTTCGCCGTATACTCTTGTTGAGCGCCTTTCGGTCTATGTATTCTTTCACCCTCGTGCCTCCTTATTTATCAAAATCCCATCTTATTGTGACTTTCCCAATCGGCCAATTCACTTCTCCTACAGGCTGATTTTTATATATCGTTCCATTTCTCTTATCATCAAAAAATATATGGTATCCGCTATCTGACATTGACTTAATAAATGCGTTATGGGCCTTCATGAGGGCTTCTATAAGTATCACCTTATCACTTTTCATCCCTGCACCCTCGCCACCAATCGCCACAGCCACAGCCACCGCTTGGCCTCTCGTACCTTGCCCCTTATCCGCACATACACCGGCTTCTTGTGCGGGTCTTCCCAGACATATTCACCGTTGGTCAAGTCCCGGCCCATGCCGCCATGGGAACAATAGCAGGGCGGGAGATAGGTTACAGATGCTATTCCGTCAGTTTTGTTCATTGGTTGCCCTCCTGTTCCATGCTTCGATTGCTTGTTCTTTGTCTTTTCTGGGCCAGCTCCTTGCAAAACAAACCGTACATTCAATAGTCCATGAACCTTCATAGTCTTGATATATTTCAGCTTTACTCCCGCAAAACGGGCAAGGCTTTAACTCTGTCATTCTTCTACCTCCTTCTTTTCAAAGCAACTTCGACGTATTCTGCCGCCAGCATGATACATGACCCTATGTATAACTCGGCACCGCCAATGCTCCCTGTTAGCATCAAAACAAAGGACAGCAATCCCCAAACAATCAAACAAGCGGTCATTCCTTTACCTCCTCTGCGGGAAGCTTAGGCACAAAGCACCAAAATGTATCTAATTCCGTATCGAAATTGTCCTCTGTGCAGATATACCCATATCCATTAGGGTTATGCTCGGATTTTACACATAACTTGCATGGGGCAAAGCAAGGGAGATAAGTTTTGGCGTGATATAATGGGTCTGGATTATCGGGGGAAGCCTCATTTTGCATGGGCTTGTAGCCCAGTTCGTGCATTTTCTGCACAGACTCCCCTCGCAACACTTGAATGTAGGGCGGCACTCTGCCATGCCCACAGCAACTACTCACGGTATGCACTCCAGCTTTCCAAAGTTCATACAATTCTGATTCAAGGCACATATCGCAGAACCGTCCATCGTCTGGGCCATAAGGCATCTTTACGGCGCACTTATAAGCCCCCAGTTTTGAACCTTGACAGACAAGCTCATCCCTCGCTTCTGCCAACTTATGCCTCAGGTGCTTGTCCTCAACCTTCTCGATGAGGTCGGACAACGTTCCCGCAATTAGATATTCTTCATCCGTTAATTTCACTTGTTTACCTCCTGTTTTAGCCACTCCAATGCAGCCATTCATTCCTCTACCTCCTCCGCTTCTATGACCGTGGGGGCATCATCAATCAAATCTACAACCCTGTCGTAATCCTCGTATTCATCAAAGGCACAATGGTTTAACTCATGTCGTAATTCGTCAGCGTCTATTAGCCGTCCATGGGGCGTGGGGACAGAAATAGCCTTTGCTTTATCTACCCTGATGTATCCTCTCGTGGGCCATGCATTTACCCAAACTTCGCCACGGCTGTCAATTACTAAAACAGTCCCTTCTTGTGGCATATCTATGCCCTTAATCAGCATGGTCATTCCTTGTCCTCCTCCATCAGCCCCTTATAGGCCAACATAACGTCTTTGTCTTCTCCGTCAAATTCTGTGCATATATGCCAATATTTGCGGCCTTCTTTTTCGCCCTTTACAATCTTATCCGCGGGCCATCGTGTTATATCAAACCTCGCGGTTTCCATAGCATCCCATATATGGCAGCCGCCGTTTTCTGGGTACTCCGCAAAGCCGTTTTCGTTAATAAGTCCCTTTTTGCATCGGTAGCAGAAATAAAACATAAAGTTCTCATATTCAGTTCCGTTACTAAATGGCGTTGACGGTTCTGTTTTCATTCCTCGTCCTCCTCGTCATTGTCCAACTGCCACACCTTCATGGCAATCCGAATAAAGATGGATAACGCCGCAGCGTAGACCGCCAAGAACACGATGATAAAGATAAACAGCAGATCCCACCAGTTCATGTTCAGTTATCCTCCTTGTCTTTCAGATCGTCATAACTGCCCCCAGCCAGGGAGCCCTTCATCCACTCCTGCCGCCCTGACAGGGTTATCACAGGGTTGCGCAGGCTGGACGGCGGGTAATTTTGCAGTTCGGCATAGCCGCCATATTCAAGGTTGGCGCCGGTGTTGATAAACAATCGGTCGCAGCGAATCAATGTACTGCGGCTGGAATTCGGCCGGTGGTGATAATCCATCAGCACGGCCGGCAGGTGGGTATGGCTGTGGATATAGATGTCGGCGTCCACTATCCGGGTCAGGTCGGCCAGACGGTTGATCTTACCGCCCTCCCTGCGTCCGCCTCCGCTGCCGTGGGCGGCGTAGATACGGTACAGCACTGGGTGATAGTGGTCCCGGGCCTTCGGACGGCGGCCAAAGCGCAGGAAGATATAGCCGGACGTAGGCGTATAGGTGCGCATCACGCCCAGCTCCTTGCACATCAGCTTGGTCATGTCTATGCCGTCTTGCTTATAAATGCGCAATTCGTGGTTGCCAGGTGTTACCAACAATATGCGGTCCTTTACTCCGCCAAAGATGCTCACGCACAACTCCAGCTGCTCCATCGGCGTAAGGGATGCACTATAAACGTCCCCGATACTGGATTTTATCGCCGCGTCCATCAAGTCGCCGTTTAGGATCAGATAGCGGTTTTCCGCCTGCCTGACGTATTCCAGCGTATCTTTGACGCGCCGCACGTCGGAAAGGGGATCGCCGATGTGAAGATCCGCCATGGCTATGACCTCTATCTCGTCAAAATCCGGCAAATCATGCTTGATTACTCGCAAAATGCCCTCCTTCAATGAATTATTGCAAAACGTGCAACAACTGTTATAGCGTCCGCCCAACGCGCCCGGCGGCATTACGCCAGAACCGCATCTGCTTATCTTCTGGCACCGGCTCGCCGTTCACCGGCTCCTCTCCTATCCAGCCCCGACAACGGCGGAAACCGTGGGCCTGCTTGTCGAAGACCCAGGCCGCGTCAGCGCAGGCGGCAGCCAGGATTTCCGCCCCTTTCTCCCGATCCGGGGAGCGGGCGCACTGGCAGTAGATCACCCGATCCTGCTCCTCCGGCTCAAGGAAATGCCAGACAAAGCCCGCACCGCCGCAGAACGGGCACTCGCCGTTTTGGGCGATCTCCTCCTCTATCTCCGCTTCCCGACGTCGGTTTTGCGCCTTGCGGCAGTAGGAGGCCAGGTCGGCCGGGGACGGTTTCCACCGTTTGTTCGATACCCACATACTGATAGCGGCGTCCAAGTCCGCCCCGGAAAAAGGCCCCAGCACCCGCAGCCATTCGCCCAGGATCACCGTGTCGAAGTCCGGCATCCGGTCGTATATGCCCTTCAGCCGCCGCCAGCCCTGGGCCAGTTCTTCCTTGGTCATTCGATATCACCCCTTATCCAGGCGTCCCATTGGTCCTGTTCCTTTTGACCCGCGTCCACCTGCTGCATACCCTCATCCTCCCAGCGCTGCTGATTCAGCCAAGTGGCAGGATGGGGTATGTACTGGCCTCCATCCCGCGTCCACTGATCCCAGGACCGCTGCTTCCGTATGGCCTTTGCTATGATCTCCGCCAAATCCGCCGTCAGTTGCAGCTTGTCCCAGGCTTTGCGTGCGGCGCCCTTACCCACCTTGCGGGGATACAGTTCCCAAAACTCATCGAATAAGGCCGCCTTTTCTTGTCCGCGCAAAGCCCCCTGGGGGGGTTGGGGGGTTTCTTCTGTCTTTGTCCCTGTCTTATTTCTTTGTCCATATATGTTCCCGGGATTAGTTCCGGGATTGGTCTCAGGATTAGTCCCGGGATTAGTCCCAGCATCAGTCCCGGGATTAGCCCCGTATTTGGGAACAATGCTGCATAAGGTATAGACGGCAGATTGTCCCTTTTTGCCCTTGTTTATTGCTATCAGCCCCACTTGGACCAACGTGTTGCGGGTACGGTAGAGATCGCTTTTGCTTATATCGACCATGGATAACAGCGTCGAATTCGGGACACAAATCTCATCGGGAAAGCCGGCCCTATTCGCACAATGCAGCAGTGCGAAGTACAGGGCCACGGCTTTGCCCGACACGGGATTGAGCATCCGCCAATTCCAAAACGCATTTATCCGATCTAAATAAGACTGTTTCTCCATTTCCTACACCCTTAAATCTCTACGTCCTCGTCGCCCTCGTCAGCCGGGCCGAACACGTCCTCCGCCGTCTGCGGCTGGGTCAGCTCCTCATAGGTCACGCTCTTGCGGATCATGTCCTGCAGCCAGTTAGGGATACGCTCGTCGATGTTGTTCACCGTATTCTCGTCCAGCACGAAACTCAGGGTTTCCTTGGGCGGCTCCAGCTTCATGCCTCGCGGCAGGGCCACGATGCCGTTGATCTGCTCCCGGATCTTGTCGTTCTTCTGCACATGGACCACGTT